TACCTTCTTCAAGAAGACCGCCACCAAGCTTTTCATCGAGCCATTTCCATCCAGTAGACAATCTTGATTCTTTCTTATCAAGATACTCTAGGTGCTTATCAAAGTCTTTAAAATATTCAAGACCGACATCATCGATCAATGACATCGTAACAGCAGATTCTAGCTCTGCATACGCACCTTCATAATCAACACTGCCTTCTTTTGCAAGCTGTGTTGCGGTCTTACTCAAGAATGAGACAAGAGATCTTTCTTTCAAAAACTGCTCTGTATTTGTGAGCAATTCTTTTAGATTAAAGGTCTTGTCAATTGTCTGGAACTCTCTTAAAAGCTTTGCAAATAACTCACGATCAGTAGAATTCTGAAGACGGACTTTGATCTCTGTGATCGTCGGAATTTCATTATGTTCATTGAAATATTCAACAATCGGAAAGATTGCAGCCTTTGTCTCTGCTCGATTGAATAAATCGGGCTTGAGAAAATCAATAATGCTAGCAAGATACTCTGCATTGAACAGAGCATGATAAGCAATGACCACTTCAAATAGGTTAAGATCAATCTTCTTCGCTGTCTTCTTCGTCATTTTGGTCGATGTTATCGGTTGAGTATGTAAGTTCGATGTCGAGTTTCTTTTGCAGTTCAGGAATAATTGTATTTTCCCAAAGCTCAGTATTCTTTCTCCATTGCTTGAAATATCCAAGCTTAGTACCATTCGGCAACTGATAGGTTGCTCCTGTCTGCTTTACCACGTCATACGCGATCGCCATCACCTCAAGTCCTGAATATTTATCCAATCCTGTCTTGAAGTTCAGCTCAAGTTCTGTCTTGAGGAATGGCGGTACAATACGATTCTTTACTGTCATTGCTGACATTGTAATGCCGCTAACCTTATTAGCAATTGCAATCTTTTTATTCTCATCTTCTTCGTCTTTATTCTGAGTCATTGCCATTTGAACCAATACAGTCGAAAGATAAATTGGTCCTTTACCGCCGCCTTGGTTCTTAATTGATGCCTTATTGCTCAATGTTCTCATCAAACTTTTCATTGCTCTTGCTCGCAAACCCATATCTGCCGAATCTTTATCCTTTGAAATGTCTTGCAATTCTTTTGCATTGATAAGATTGCCGAGAGAATCGATTGCAAATATAAATTTGCCTCTCATCTCTGGATCTGCGATAATCTCATCAAGAAATTTAACCATATCATTTCGACATTGTTCAATCGTATCGGCAGAATTCCAAATGTAATTATTAACATCACATCCAACACCTTCTGCTGCTCTACGATCAACAGCACCTTCAGTATCCCACATAACAGGAATCATGCCATGATGTTTTTGTGCATTGCCGAAAATCTTGTTAATGATCAATGTCTTGCCGCATCCCGATGGGCCTGAAAATCCTGTAATACGTCCTTTCGGCACGCCTCCTTCTTTGATCTTGCCGCTGATAATGGCATTTAGCGCATAACTACCAGTATCAACATATCCTGTGATCGTTGATAATGTACTATTATTGAGAAATTCTGCGTCTGGATTAATCTTCTTGAGACTCTTAAAAGCCTTTTCTAGGATTGGATTTTTCATGTATTAAATTATAACCGATGGTGAGTATAAAATCAAATGGTTTAGAGGCCAAAAAAAGCTCTCTTGGCTTTTACACCAAGAGAGCGCAATTGACATATTGTCAATTTTTATTCGTCAAACAGCTTGACAACTTTTGGATCTGAAAAAACCGGCTGCACTAGTGGAGGAGGTGCAAACATGCTTTCATATTGCGCATAAAGCTTGAAGTCAAATGTCGCGTTGTTTGTAATAGCAATCGCTCCTCTCGGATAATCGAAAACGATTGGCTCTTCTTGTGAAGCACTGAATTCCTTGAAGAAGGCAGGCAACAGCTGTAGTGCCATGTTAGGTCCTTGTGGAATAACATGGACGACGACTGGATTCTTGATTGCAATCGTGCTATCAGTATCTAGCGTTGGAATACGCTCGCCGAAACCAGTTCGGCCTGCAGGATCGATAAATGCGATCAGATTTTCTTTGACGAAGACATTAAGGTTTGTTTCTGTACTCATAGGTTAATGATATTATATTTTAAATGTGGTGTGCTTTGTTATCAACTACAAATAAATATTTTTTTTATGACTGAAACTAATATTTATCATGGGCGACTCGGTAATCAAATTATAAGAAATATTGCATTACATTTTATTGCTAAAAAGAATAATTTGGCTGTTCGCTATTCGAGTCATGATTTAATCCAATCTTTAGGTATTGAATTATTTTCAGGAGAAAATGATTTTAATTGTAGCATTGAATTGACGGATGATAATTATTTTGATATTTTAAATGGTCCTCAAATTGAGTGTAATATAAACGCCAATGTTCATTATTTTCAAACAAAAGATATTTCTAAAATGATTCATAATTGGCTTCACACTGAAATGAAAAAATAGTATTATTGGTAAAAATCCATTTAATGAAAGATATGACAATAATCATGATATTTTTCTGCATCTTCGTTTGACTGATACTGCGCAGTGGAATTTAGGATATGACTATTACAGCAGGGCAATTAACAATCTTCAATATGATAAGATTTTTTTAGCTAGTGATGATTTTAATCATGAAATAGTAAAAAAATTAAGTGATAATTATAATATTGAATATTTTAATAGAACAGAGGTTGATACTATGCAATTTGGTAGTACTTGTAAAAATGTCATACTATCACATGGTTCTTTTTCTGCGGTGATCGGGTGGTTGTCTTTTTATTCTAATATATATTACGGCAAATATAGACACATGTGGTTTGGTGATATGTATTCAATTGATGGTTGGAATGAATTAAATTATTGAAATTAACGTGGAGGTTGTATTTTTAATCCCATATTAATCATCAAACTATAAGGATTACCACAAGCATTGTTGATATATTTTATAATGCCAATTTCTGCTATGTAAATATCCAATTTGATGTTATATTTTTGAAAAGTTTGCATCAGTGAATTTGAATCTAAAAATTTATCTTTTGATTTTTCTGCAAGTTCTTTTAATACAACTTTCGCATATATTTCGTTGCTGGTATATATAGAATAGTCATTAAATAATTGATTAATTATTGATGCTGTAATTTTTGCATTGATCGTACTTTTGATTTTTGACAAATTTTTCTCTAGCCAATCAAAATCAAAATCTTTTAATAGCAAAGTAAATCTATTAAAAGATTTTCCTTTATAAATTGGTTGATTGTTTGAATTTTTGCCTGTGGAAATTTTTACATTTTGTTTATAATCATCATCGAATAGTGATTTTTCGTTTCTTTTATGACGAAGTATTCTATTCCATTTATTAACAATTGTTTCTAATTTTTCATTATGCATTTTTTCTTTTCTTTAGTTCATTTTCTAATTCATTCATGAATGCAATATGATCTTTTGGTACTGATTTATATTGAAATCCGTACTTGCGCTTACTAAGATCTTTGTATACTTTCTCTATTTCTGATGTACTTGCTTTGCTTAGATCGTTCTCTTCATCTCCTTCTTTATAATCATCTTGGCTGGCTTTAAGGGTTTCATGTGCTTTTTCATATTTTTCACGATCTTCTCCTTTGTATGAAACACCTGTCATTTTAACCCAATTAGCAACGCGGTCATAATTTTGTTTAGAAGGATTGTTTTTAAGAAAATTCAAAACAAACGATAGTTTTTTAGATGGGTCTTTAATATCACGAGCATCTGTTCTTACGATCTGCCATTTGATATTAAATTTGTTTGTTCTCGATTCTCTTAATTTCATCTCTTCTTCGATGATGTTAATAAATTGCAAAAAATTAGCCATATTCTAACTTATGTTTCCCATGGATAACAAATCCATTTATTTGGATCCCATTCATGAACATAAAAGTGATTGCATTTCCATTCACAATTTCTTTTCTTACCGACAGTACAAATATGAATCCTTTGCAGAATTTCTTCTTGTGTCATAAATGCACGACATTCCGATACAATTCTCCAAATAATATTGTTAATCACGCGACCAGTATCAAGCACATCATCAATAATGACAAGATGCTTCGATTTCAAGAACGGAACCAAAAGATGCATTGTCATATCTGTTTCTGATAAAATGGCAGGCTTGTAATGTTCATCATTAAACAATGAGCGCAATTGATTAATGATCATCGATGCTACAGGCCAGCCACCATAATAAGGCGCAAACACAACAATATCATTTTTTGATTCACCTGGAAATTGATCATATAGATTATGTGCAAGCTGTTCTGAAGCTTCTGTTACGGTGTCCCAAGATAGGTATAATTTAGTCATACGAGGCTAAGAATAAATTTCACATAATCATTTGTATTGCCGGTGGGTACATTATGTACCGGCACAATCCAATTATTAACGGCACACCATTCATTTGCAATATCTTCCATCAGATTAGCAATTTCATTTTGCCAATTGACATCTAAAGAACGGAATCCATCATTTTTCATTTCAAGCGGAGGCATAATAAAAATTCGATCATATCTTCTCATTGTTTTTTGGAAGATGTCTGAAAAATCAGTCCATTCCTTATAGGAATAATCGCCCTTGAGATACGACCAAGTAGCATACGTAAAAGCATCTAATGCCCCACGATCTGTGATTAAAGAATAATGCCGATACGTGTTTCGATGGTGTTCTTCGAGAATCATCATTTGACTTTCATAGTCTGCAATTTTATTAATCTTAATTCCTTTTTCAGCAACAAGCTTGCGTACTGGTTCATCAATGAAATGATAATCTTCAAACATTTCAATATTACCCAACGCTTTCATGAGTGTGCTTTTACCTGAACATTGAGGCCCGCTAATACAGATTTTCATATCAAATAATATCGCTGAAGGTGTGAATGTTTGCAATGATTTTTTGCAATTGTTCTGATGTAACATTTGCATGTATAAGATCATTCATTTTAATTTTCTTCTTTGTTAAGATGCCTAGTGGCTCATAATCAACACCAAGAAGTCCGTGCAATACTGGGCTTGAAGTGTCGATGCTATTAATGTGAACCGATTGATAAATTGAATGACAGAATTCCACCGGCAAAGAGCAACCCAGCAAATGGTGATAAAATCCTTCGCCATCATTGATGAATGCGCCTCCATTCCAATAAAATTTATTCAGCAAATGTTGAACGAATTTTATTCTGCCGTTCGCTTGATCCCAGTCCCTTGTTGATTCATCACGAACAAAGAAGTCATGATTAAATCCAATCGCAATTGTATTGATACCGAGATGAATGAACTTTGTATAACATGTAGTAAGCTCATCCATGCTTTGACCCTGCACTACTGCCATCGGTCTGCTATTAAATTTCTTTTTACTCCATACATTTGCATTTTCAACAGTAGCATCCAAATCACCAAGCACATCAGGCATAATGTAAATAAATGGTTCTAGCTTGACGATCCATTGCTCATATTTGGCATGATCAAATGCAGTGCCAAGTTCGAATATACTATTGTCAAGAATGATTCTTCGTCCTGCTTTTTTCTGCCTGAAAAAATAATCACGATACTTTTCTGATTCATCTAGAAGATGAACCAAACAATAGTCGTAGTCAGTAATTGAACCTACTGTATCTAAAATAGATATAGGTGCTTCGTGTGTAATGTATGTTTTATTCATAATCCGAAAAGTTCTAAGAAATCACATTGGTATTGTCTTCTCATGTCAGGCAGTTGCCACCCCAATGAATTATACACTCTTTCAATGCACGGTGCAACTAATGATTCAAACATTTTTTCTACATCAACTTTAATATCAAATTCTTCTGGAATCGTATCATTAAAGCCTATGCACTTGATGCCGTATTTGTTTTGTCCTGTATAGATGTATTTGATTTTGGTGCCGGAAACAATTGCTTGATATTTTGCTTTCAATTTTAATGTTTCAAGCAATGTATTATAATAAATTGCCGACTTGACATGAATAGGTGTATGCAAAGCTATTTTGAATCCATCCGATTGGCTTGCATATTTTTCGTAGTCTTTAATTGAAGATCTGAAAGCAATCTCATCAATAGGCAATTCCTTAAACCTCTCGTAACATTCACGATATTTGGCATCTGATTTAAGCCTGTCTTTGGTGCGAAACACTTCCATGATAATGTCTTTCATCATGGTTTTGATTGCTGCGGAATACGTGCTTCGCTGTACTTCAACCCCGACATACTTAAATTTGTGTTTGTGTCTTTTTCCGTCATATCGGACACTAAGAATATATCGTTTCTTTTCCAAGAAGAGACCAGCATCACAAATTGATTCTCTCTTAAAGAAGTATCTTGGATCTGTTGAATGTAAAACATTGCGAGCCCAATTATTGATCTTGTCATTGATATATGTATTGATTTACAACTCCAGCTGCTTGCTTGATTACAGCCTGTCCTGTCTCTGTAATACTCGCCGCCATATCAATGTCATAAAAAGGACTATACTTGTTAGCATAAGTACCATATGCCGAATTCAAAAAGATTTTGATCGTATATTGCATCTGGTCAAGATGCTTAATTTTCGCCTTGTTCTCCTTCAAATTCTGTGATTCTAGCTGTTCAATTTGATTTTGAATAACAACACGCTCTTGATATAAGGAATCGATAAATGACGGGCAAATGCCCTTTACATCTTGTCTATATAAGACACCAGCCATTGATAATGCTAAATTGTTTTTTGAGCACAATTCGTGCAACTTTTCATGGCTCATTGATTGTATTTTACCATTTATAAATTTGACTCTGCATTCATCATCGTCCTTGTAAATGATCTTGCCAATTTTTGTTTCTGGTGACAAATTAAGTGTAATGATTGTATTAGGATATAGTGAATTAGCATCAAATGACACTACAGCTTCATGCAATCCTCTTTGTGGTTCTCTAACATAACCACCAACATAATCCTCTTGTGAATTTGAAGGTGCGAATGTTGGAATAATTTTACCAAGCCGATTTGCTTCCTTACACATTGCGCCTGTTACAATCATGATCTTGCCTAAAGAATCTTCAATTTTTGTAAATCCTTTATAAGCCAAGAAGCGAGCAATGTTCACATAATTCAACTTTTCATCGAGCAGACGAACGAGGTTTACGTCATGAATGTTGTAATTGACAAACATATTCCAATCACTTTCACTCAAAGACGCAAGGTCACTTGCATTGTGTGAAAGTTTTGTAATATCAAGCTCGACCGCTGCGATGTTATTTAATGAATAAGAATCTTGCTCACCTCTGCTGAATGTCTTATACAAATCCATATAATCAAGGCAAGTAAGCCCTCGAATATACCATTTGTTAATTTCTCGACCGAATTTTGTAGCAATTCCCTCTCTTACATAGAGCTTATTGACTGGTGAGAGTGATCTTGCATCGGCTTCACTGAGTATATATGAAATTCGGTTAATGAGATATGGAATATCAAATCCTTCAATATTCCATCCTGTCACTAGATCAGGATAATCATTTGTCCAGAAGTCTAAAAACTTCTGAAGCAATTCTGTTTCCGAACGGCAATGTGTGTATTTGATTTTTGATATGTCGAGTGGTGATATGTTCTGTTTTTGTAGAACTTCATTCAACTTGCTCTTATCATAATCATTCAATCCCCATACATGATATGTCTGTGCAATGCTATCATAAATAGTGACAACATTGATTGGGTGTTTTGCTTCATCTGCCTCTGGAAATTCATAAGGAGAATACACCTCAATGTCAGCATAAAAAACCTTAAATGGCAATTCAGACCAATCAAAGTCCTTGTCTCTATAAAGATCTAAAAGAAATTGTTGTTCTGGTTTTAGGTTGTAAAATAGCCTACGGATATTTGATTGCTTAATATATGCATTACGAGCGCTTTCACTCGCGAAAGTAAGCTTCTTCAAATTGGTATCAAACAAGCTCTTGCCATCTGCATTTTTTGCATCAGTGGTTTCTACATAGAGAAATGGTTCAAAGGCAAAGTCATACATTCGGCGCTTGCCTTGCTTATCCCAACTCCACAAAAATAATTTCTTTCGGCTATTATCGTAATAGACATTTCTCCACATGGTTAATTATAACCATTGGCGGAGAGAGAATCACGTTTTTCGTTTGGCATAATGCTCATCAAGATGATCGTCTAGCCATCTCTTTTCCGCCATCTTACGAGCCTTCTCTGATTGTTTGAGATACTCATTGCGATCTTTGAGAAGTCGATCAAGCTGTGCGATCATCTCATCTCCTGTATCGAATTTATAAGGTGCGGCTTGATATGGTTCAAGATTCTGGAAGACGCCTGGAATGCCCAATGCACCAGCTTCGAGCATTTTAATGTCCGATTTTGCACGATTGAATTCATTGCGTGCGATTGGTGCTACAACAGCATTGACATTTAGCGAAGCAAATACACGCGGCATTTCATAAATGTTCACCCATGGCACATGAATAATTTCTTTGCGGTGCACATAGGGCAAAAGTTTCATTGGAATCCCGCCTAAGAAGACCCATTGAAATTTATTACGTGTGCGAATAACTGCATCGATAACATGAGCAAAGTCATCTTGTTGATTCGCTGCATTTGATGGGTCAAAGTGCGTACCAGATCCCATATAACCAATCACAGGTTTCTTCTTATTTTTAACATAATTTTTGTCAATCTTGATTGGATTGTAAAAATCATGCAGCCAGAATTTTGGTGCATAATTTGGAATGACATTAATTTCTTGTTTACCTGTTTTACGCTTGTAGTAATCTCTCATGTATGGAGATACTACGCACATTTCGTCACACAGATTAATAATCTTTTTGATCGTTTCATTAATTACTGGATCTGTAAATGCCACACGACTAGTATTGTATAGAGGAATATCTTCACCAAATACAACATCATCAACCTCATAGATAAGTTTAAATCCAAACTCGCCTTGCAGGCTCTTAAGGAATTTCACAAATTCATACTGATCTGGTGTTGCTTGTCTTTGTAATTTAATTGCATTAATTGGCTGATAAAAATTAGGATCAGAAACCATTTGAGTCAAACTATTGACTACGGCTTTTCCATATCCATTAAGAAGTAATTCTGGCCATGTCATACGCCACAACCCACACCCACCATAATCAGCATAAAAATGTAAGGCTCTCTTTAGTCCAGCACCAGGGGTGTCTGCCGATTGTACTGGTGGTGCATTCTTTCTTAGTTGCTCGAATTGTGCGTTAACTCTTCGTTGAAAAAATTCTGGGTTATAATTGCCAAATACTGGCTTACCAATTACAGTTCCTTGTGTATATGGATTATGGATTGACATGACTTTGTATTTATATAGTACAAGTCTCTGTCATTTTCAATTCAGTTATTCCATTTTTTTTCTCAAGATGAATGACATTCGAATCATTCATCAGTGTAGTGTTCTCTTTTCGATGTGTAATAATATACATCGCCTCGTTGTATTTGATTGATCTTTCTTTTAGCATTTCAAGAACATTCAAAACACCCTCGCTTGATAATGCAGAGTCGATCAATTCATCATATACACTGATATTGATAGTGGTATTGGATTGCAATCTACGAATATCTTGAAATGTAAAAAGCATAGCAAGGTCAATTCTTTTCCGCTCTCCACCAGAAAATGATTCATAAGAACATTCAACGCCCTTATCATTGACAATTTTTTCTTCGAAGACATCATCAAAGATACATGTGCATGGTGCATTGAGAGCTTTGAGATAAT